GAGAAAGCAGATGTGCCGGATTTAAGCAAATACAATGTTACTTCTGTTTGGATGAATGATGGCAGAACGGAGGCGATAGAATGAAGATAACGATCCATCCACCGATTGAGATTGATATTAGCGTTGATATGTGTGGAGAAGAATGTGACGGCAGACATATACCAAGCGGATGTGATACAAGAATGAGTCCGCCAGAGTATTGTATTTTTCATAATAATGCAGAAATAAAATATGGTGTTCGTTGCCAAGCGTGCCTTGACTCTGAGAATCATATGAGAGAACAGTGCTTAAAGAATGACCTTAAAGCGGAGGTGATAGAGGATGGAAATTGAAAATAATTCTAAAAATTGTTTGTTTTGCGGGAAAGAATTGAGTGATGATGAGAAAAACAAAAACTACACTTTGCGTAAAGATTTGATTCTAACTGGCAATGCGTTTATGGATAATTTTGAATTAATTGTTTACATAAGAAACAAAATAACACCAGTCTTTTATAGATTATGTGAAAAATGCACAAAAGATAAACTTCTGTGGTTTATAACGGAGGCGATATAATGAATGTAAAATGTTTATGGGATCATAAAACTAAACTTATAGAAACAATAGACCGTGGCAGAACAATAACAGTTGGAGATGGCAAGCCAATATTTTTCACAGAAAAGGTGTTTGAATGCGAAAGATGTGGCGAGAAATTTAGAAATTTAGAAGTTGATATTGGCGAAAGAACGCTTGTGGTTTGAGGAGGGTAAAATGAAGAATACAACGAGAAATGGTGTTTGCACCAATTGTAGGAGTGGTGATACTGAGCATTGTTTAAAGACCGAAAAAAGAATTATGGGCAATAGTAGTGGTAAAATCGAAAACGTTACTATTGCTTGTATTTCTACGCAACATGGCAAAGATAACTCTATTTCTGCGGAGTAACCAATGGTAAACATAAAAGGGATTGATTACTATACTATTGACGATATCCTTAAAAAATGGGGTTACGTCATAAAGAAACGAACTATCTACCAGTATGTGTATGATGGTAAGTTGAAAAAAGCCATGAATCATGGCAGGATAATACTGTTTGCTATCGAGGAAATAAATAGATACGAAAATAATCTAATTAAGGCCGGTAAGAAGGTTAACCGGCCTTAAGAGTTATTCGTTATCGCTTTTAAGTTCTGCTGTAAACTCTTTCATAAAAGTAACAACAGTATTGTCGAGTAAGTCAATAAGCCAAGGTTCGATGGTAGCATTCCATAAGCCCTTGAACCAAGACTTCTTTCCTACGGCCACGTTGATCTTACTAGCAAGAAATCTCGCAGACTTCTTAACAACCGCCTGAATCTTATCGTTTGGAACGATTTTAAAAAGCGCAAGTAACGCTGCAGTTACTACCGGGATAAAAACAATCTTTTTAGTTACGATGCCAAGTGCCACATCCATAATTCCTGCTGAATAATATTCAATCATGTTTTACTCCAATCGCTTTGTTTCGCTTTAGCACCTTGACCATAGCCAAAAACACCTGTGCCAATCAATCCTAATAATGTTGATACTGTTGTAGTCGTTATTGATATTGCTCCAATCGTAGCGACAATAGGCGCGCCAGGGAGAGTTGCGATAACAATTGCTGCTCCACCGAATATTCCGCCCCATACTCTACGAACTTTCCACCAAGGTCTTTTCTTCATCAGACTCCGCCTAACATTAGTAACGATATACCGAGTATGATCCTTACTGCATGTGCTATTACAACTTCACGACCATATAAACGTCTTGAATAGAAATCGAACAATACCAAGTGTTCGTACAGCTGCCATTTCCCGAACATATATCTGGTCCACTGACCCCACCGGATAAACGGATATGAGAATTCACTAAAAGACCAACCTATGAGAAAACAACCACCAAGCATAGAAATATACTTTGGTATTAACAATATACTGTCTGGTCGCTTTTCCCACGTAATGATTGAAAAAATAATTAGTGAAGCACAGAATAAGCAGAAAATAAAATGATACACCTTAAACAGTACATGCCCCCTGATACCGATCTCGTTTAAATCAGTATGAGTAGCATCGTACTTCTTTAACATAATCATACCCTGAACAATTCCGAACAGAAGTCCGGTTGATATGATCAATAAAAAATAAAGCATCTTTTCTATCTCCTTTTCTGTTAATTAATCCTGCCCTGATCGTGCGTAGCTATTTTTTTTACAACTTCTATTCTCTCGTATATACCACGAAAGTACGCCATTACAGGATTACGCCAATCAGCACTACATATTACACCGTATTCGTTATTGCTGAATAGATGCCATTCATTAGGCTTATCCCAAGCAATACAAATCGTATGCCCGACATCCTCACCCTTGTCATTAACTCTCCACAAATCAACAGTCAATGTATTATACCCATTCAATTGTTTGGAATGTAGGCATTGAGTCGTATGGATTAAGAGGTAAGGTGTCCATACTACAGCCAGCCAGTAATAATAATGTCAGTAAGTATCGTATCATAATACTCATATAATAAGGGATAAAGATATATATGTCAAACGATATTATTTCACCAAAGATTTTTACGTATTAATTTAAGCGTATTTATTAGTTCTATTAATTAATCCTCTTCTGTTATTGAACTCTTTTCATATAGAATGAACAAGCATCAACTGTTAAATTAGTAGAATCCTCTCCCTTAACCCACAATTCAATTGTTTTGCTAATCGTTAAAGAAGCAAATCCACCACCGCTGAAACTTCCTACATCATTAGCAACAGCAAACTTTCTATGAGAATGAATTGAAGGCAGTATTGTTGCCAGAGTTGCTGTGCCGGCACTTGTCCATATTGTTCTCCCTTTTATTTAACTCTCATAATACTAAATTGTATCAATTGGGATATTCATGTAAACCAAACACTGCTGATGCTGTCTGTGCTCCGTAATTAAACATTACTGCAAGAACTAAAAAGTATCATATGCCCAAGTATATAAAGCATTATTCTACCTCTGTTGACTCAGGTGTTGACTCAGGTGTAGGCTCGGGTACAACAATAGCATAACCAATAGACCTAAATGTTGCAGATAGCTGTTCGTTATAAATCATTATTTCTTCACCCTACCTCTTTTGGTTAAATATGTGATAACGCCTGCACTTGCTCCAGCCATTACCAATATAGCAGCAGGTATTAGAGGGAATGCACTTTCATCAGGATGTGGCAACCCAGCATTATCTTCAAGGTCGTAAACACGAGTTCTTAACAATTCTATCTGTACTTGCTGTGTTTTTACCAATAAGTCAAGTTCTTTAATAGCTGCAATTGCTAACACATTTACATCATGCGTTGTTATTGTTTTTAAATCTGTGTATTGTAATTCTTTTTCACCGATTTCAATGTTAGCACCAGTTGAGTCTTTAGCTGTTGTCTTGATTGTTTTATAAACTTTAGCAATTTTCCCTACTGATGTCGGCAGCGTGGTTTCAAGTTCATCAGCCACAAATCCTCGATGAACAGTTACAGTATCAAGTGATGGATAACTGTCTACCCATTTCTTAGTATACGTAAACGAAACAGGATTCAAACTTCGCAGCTTAGTTAAACCATCTGTTATAGTGGTGATATTATCCTTAATGCGTTCATCCGATGCTTCAGCCCATGTTGTTCCTGATGCCTTAGTGGCGGTTGTACCCGATATTGTAAGGTCGCCATTTCCATAAACTTCCGTAACACTACTATTCCCAAGCATAATCTGATTAGCTGCGGTAGGTTCCGCGTCATATCCAATAGCAGTTGAGTTTGTAATGGCTGCTTGAGGTGTTAGTGTATGCGTTCCTCCACCTGCTGCTGCTGATATGTTATTTACACTCATCAATGTATCTGCATCTATGACTTTAAACTGATATATCGTGCCAGCGGTAAGTCCTGTAGGTAAGACGCCGGTTGTAGATGCTTTTAAATTCAAGTAACTATTAACAGCACCAAAACCATGTGTAGCAATGTAGATATAATTACTTGCAACAGTTACATCCGCATCAGCGAAAGTCTGGGCACTTCCTGCATCTTCGGTGAAAGTATTGAATGAATTACCCCCGAGAGCAGTGTTATAATCGCCGTCATTATTATAGAGTGCAGCGTATCCAAAACCATTAGAGTAGTCACCTGTGTTATTCCGGAGTGCAGCGTGTCCAAAACCATTAGAGGATGCACCTGTGTTATTCTGGAGTGCAGCGTCCCCAAAACCATTAGAGCCTACACCTGTGTTATTCTGGAGTGCATAGTATCCAAAACCAGTAGAGGATGCACCTGTGTTATTCCGGAGTGCAGTGTATCCAAAACCAGTAGAGGATGCACCTGTGTTATTCTGGAGTGCATAGTATCCAAAACCAAAATTATTCGTTGCCGCCCATGCGCTTCCACTCCACACATACGGTTGATGTAGTGCATAAACATTCGTTGAATCAGCCAGATAATTCCTGCTGATATTCTTAGCTGGCACAGTAGTATAAGCACCAGTGATAGTTGCCTGTCCATCTGCTCTCACGGTTGTAAACACACCAGTCGATGGTGTAGTCGCACCGATAGTCGTTCCTGATATATCTGTGCCGTCTATAACAGCATCAAACGTATATCCATTAGCCGCACCAGTTGCCTTTAGTATATCACCGTCAAGAGTTATAGCAGCCGTGCCAGCACTAGCGTCTATAAAGTTAATTGCACCATCAAGATTCAACGCATCATCACCAACAGTTATCTGCTTACGAGCTAGGAATGAGCCATCAGAATTAACTTCAGTGTTTTCATTAATCTTTATTAATCCCGTACTTCCATATATATGTGCATCAGTCCCATCTAAAAATATTCCCAAACTATCCGCTTTAGTGCTATCAAAGAACCAAGTTGTATCGGAATATATAGATACGTTACCAGTACCGTTTGGTTCGATTCCAATACTTTTACCAGCACTAGAATAAACATACCATTTGTCAGAGTTTAAATAAAACCCAAGACTGTCTGTACCGGCTTCATTAACAACCCAAAGCGTATCTCTTATCGCTCCAGTAAGCGTAATTGGCCCTGTTACCGTCATTGAGTCAAAGAACGCTTCATAAGCTGTTACATTACCACGCCTGAACCCCGGTCTGTCCTGTGCGAACAGCATAGTAGGTATTATTAACAGCACTAACGCAACTAATAGAAACTTTTTCATAGCTTTACTCCTTCGTTTATGTATTCACGTACATTTTCTCTGAACATTCCTATGTTAAAGTTATTGCCAGGACAACTCTTATAATTAGCAAAATCATGATGCCCATATATTTCATTAACATCTATATCCATTAAATCAATTAAACTCGATTCAAACCTTACTCCTAAACGCCACATATCGGGAGGCACTTCATTCCTGTCATAGTCACCAACCCAACACACACCGATTGAATCATGGTTATGTCCTCTCGTATGTGCTCCGACTTCGTTAAACATCCTACCGAGTAATACTTCATAATGATCTCCAACAAGTTCTATGATTGCATTATAACCGATGTCAACGGATGGATGATCTACATAGTAATTATAGTTCGGCTTTGTTTTATCAGGTTGCCCGATAAGCCCCATGTGCCATTTACGCATTGCTCCACTCGAAACAGTAACGCCATCTTTTGTCAAGCTGTGATGATTTATTATTTTATTTGGTCTCATTTACCGCCACCGCCGTTAAATACTTTGTCTTCAATTCTTACTAATCTATCTTTAAGAGATTCAATAACTTCCACAAACATATCTTTCCATACCTGTTCTTCCTTAATACGATTAACTTCTTTCGCAAGCGCTTCAAAATCATGTTTGGCAACCATGTTTTCCCGTATGCTCATAACACTATTTTTAAGTTGTCTCAGTGATGAAGCAAAATAAAACAATAATACAGCCACAACAGCTAATGGAGCTTCAGTCCAATGTCTTAATATCCAATCGTACACAGTATACTCCCCTCTATGATGGTCGAACTATCATGTTTTCCTGCACTTCGACAGTCCAATCAAAAGTTTCACCTACTTCGCCGGTCACATTGCAATCAATTGTCTGGTTTTCTGTATCTGCTGCAAGGGTTAAATTTATTGTTGAACCTTCAGTGTATTCGGCATAAATATCTTGCGTTGATCCCTCTTGTGTAACATTACCGGCAGATGCCCTAGAGAATAGCCCACCTATATAGAAACATCCTACCTTTGAACCATCATCATTGGTGACATACGCTTTTGCCAATACAAAGCATGTATCTCCTTCAGCCAACGCTATTGGCACAACAGTGGTTACCGTGGCATCGGTTGTCTGCTTGTCGTACTTCCTGAAATCTTCATGTGGGAAAATGCTCCCAAATATTCTGTTACTCATTTGAACCCTCCTTCTTTTTTAATAATTTATCAAATCTTCCCGGGTCTTTCATAGCTTTGTTCATATATCCCTCGAATTCTAGCTTATTGTCAGTGTAAAACTTAATGGCCTTTGCAACCTTTGTTGATTTTTCAGGTCCAAGCCACTCACCAAACTCGGCAATCTCTTCTGTATTCATGCCGGATATAGGACTCATGTTTTTAATCGAACTAGCTATACCAGAAAAAGTTCCACCTTTTTCTAAGTATTCAACAAGGTTTAAGTCAGCTGCCTTTTCATCACCATATCTGATTGCAAGTTTAATGTTATAAAGAGCGTTACCTTTTGGAGTAAGCCAGAAACCAGTTCCGATTTTCTCCTTGCTCTTCAAGAAATCTCGTTTTTCGCCCAATATATCCCAATATGCAGTTTCTAATGGATCGTACTTATAATAGAATAACAAAGGTATGCTTTTACCGTATCCTCTTGATGGGTATTTAGATAATGCAGCATATTCATGCTCAACACCGAAAGACCTTGCAAGGTGCATACCGCTGTCTCTTATCGTGCCAGGATTAAACACGTCTGGGAATAGTGAACGCTTTGTTGCAAGCTCAAGAGCCAACTTCACAAACGGCTTAGAACCACTTACCATTATGTTTACCGGAGCTTTCGCCATTTCTAGAGCTATTTGTTTTACTGTCATTTTGCCCTGACTTAATTGCCTCATATAATATGGAGAAGCATCAAAGTTACCCCACTCGAGTATATCACCTAATGCTCCTATTCGAGTCATAGCCATAGATTGACCGTCTTTGGCTCTTCCATATGTTATGTGTGGTTTGTTCCTGACATCTTCTGGCAAGTCATCATCTTCATCAGTCATGACAAACCTATTCCACATGAAAGTGGCTGATAATAGGGCAGTAGCCCTTAATGCGAAAGACCCTACACGATATGCCGTATATGGCGTTTTTGCAACTCCTCGAAGTAATCTATTACCAACAATGCTTGATGCTTCCGGACTATTTGCAGCATTTTTCATCATCTGTGCGTATTTTCTCATATTTACTTCTTTCCATGACCAGAATGGGAATACATTACCTCTAATATATTGCCCGGCAATACCAACTCTATCGTAAGCACCTAGTAAATCATTCGATATCCAATATGATTTATCCCTATGATCTTTTAAACCGTCAATCTCTGCCGGAACTGATGCTCCGTAATTCATTATTTTACCGTGAAGCGATTGCTGATTTTCTGCTTCAAGGTATGCAGCGAAGCGAAGTATTGCTTCCCTGAAATCAGTTGTAACTCGAGCTGCCTTCCAATAACTCTTCCATGCACTCATAGGTATTTCACTTAATTTATGCTCTGATTTATATTGTTCAGTGAATAGATGTATTCTTTTAAGGTCCTTCATTTCCTGCGCCTGTAGAGTTGATTGAGTACCGCCAGTTTCATACCAATACTTTATTTCTTTGCTTGTTAATGCATTTTTTGTATAAAATGCGAATAATTCTTTTACAGCTCTTGGAACAAACTTCACTACTCTTGGATTTCCTGCTATAACACCATCCAAATCACCGGTTGCATTTCTTAGGTTGTATTTAGCATAACGTCTTGGGTTTATTAGTTGCCATTCTTTCCACTTTGATATTAATTCTCTTTGGAGTTTTGCTGAATCAGAATCGGAACGTTCTCTGACAAGGTTATCAAGTGTTAAAGCAACCTCATTTTTCACGACAAATTCTTTTCTCTTTCCACCTAGAGCATAAACCTTATTTAATTCATCTTTTGTTAATCCATATGTTTCAAGAGTATCATTCATAAGTTGTTGCGCAACACTCGATGGTATTGTATCGGTTAAATAGAATGTGGTTCCTTCGCGTGGTTGCCATGTTGTATATCCCTCTGGGATAAGGTCTTTCCATTCAACGTAATCAGAACCAAGTATATCTTTCATCTTTGTACGCTTTTCACGAATACCTTTCCATATAGAAGCAGCAGCGCCGGACCCCGGTTCTCCACCATGATTTTTTATAATCCAGTTGGCATATTTCATAAGTTCCTTCATAGCGCTTTCCGGCAAACGTGTTTGAACCTCTGCAGGGAGGTCTTTATTTTCAAGCCAGTTTCCAGCAAGGGTATCAATCAAATTAGCGTATTCGTAATTATCGCCCTCGGGTAATTCGCCTTTGGCAGCAAGCTCACTTAATTTGCTAAACCCTATTGCTTGTTTCATGTGTAACATTTTTTTGTAAATATCTTCTGCTGTTAATGGATCTTTCTTTGTTCCTGACCTACCTTCGTTTTCTATTTTTGCCAATTTGTCAAAGAAAGGCATTATCGCTGCATCATTATTAATTATAGCCTGCATTTTAAGTTCATTTACGATACTGTAATTCTTTTCAATAGCCTTAATAGTCTTAGCAATTTCAATATCATATTCCATTTGAGAAAGAACTTCAAACTCCGGTTGCAAATAATCTCTGTTTATATCGAGCAAGCTACCTTCTCTTTTTTTCATAAAAGAACGATATGAAGGAGTTTTTAGCTTTTTACCTGACCCGATAATATTGTTCATTATTGCTTTATCAATAACCTGATGCCTGAAATAGTTTTTCCGGTTAAACATTTCTTTCGTGTTAAACCCAATTTCAGACATAGCCTTTATGTATCTCGGCCTTTCTTCTTTCCACATCGCATTTCTTTTTTTAATAGCTTCATATACTACCTTATTGTCTTTTATGTAATCATTCAAGCTATCAACTTCGTCTTGAAACTCTTCGGCTTCAAACCCATACGGAAGCTTTTTACCTTCTTTTGAGACTTCAAGCAAATCATCGTACAAGACTTTACGGCTGAACAGCGCATGATTATCTTCACCCATCTCTTCTAAAACTTTATTCAGTTTTGTTACAGTTCTTTCCCCGGCTATCGGTTTTTGTTTTGCCAGTTTAAGTAAATCAAATTCCAATTGAGCAAATTCAGCAGTACCCCTTGGCAAATCTTTATAGACACGCTGTATTTTATGTTTCATTACTTCCAACTTATCACTTGTACGCTTAAACAGCGAATCATCTTTCACCAATGCTTCCTGATAACGTGCTTCTGCTTCTGCATTAGAGGATTGATAACCACCAGGCACTTTCTTTCCTTTGCTTTTTCCGTATATCCCTCCGGTACGTATATCCCTAACTACTCCGCCGGATGTACGTTTAAAGATGTTTACCAATGAACTTATCCAGTCCTTTATTTTTTGTATTATTTTCGACAGATGAGAACCTTCCTGCGCTTTCTCTTTTTCAAATATAGAATCCTCAACGAATTGCGCCCGATCCTCCGGGGTAACATCTTTAGTATCGATACCCTTATTTTCTGCTATTTTTCTGTTCAAAGCCTTTGTGTCAGCTCCGGTTATAACACCTAAATCTTCTATCCAGTGATACTCTTCATGCTTTAACGTGTATTTATCACCTTTTTTAGATATAACTATTTCACCATCTGAATATTCTCCAACAACAACTTCACCAGGCTTTAACTCTCTACCATACCCGATATTGAATTTATATTCATCAGCTTCAATTTCTTCAACAGTATATATCTTTAACCTTCTATCGTTAATATCAACCCAATAGTTTCCTTCGGAATCTCTACCGCTGTTATCGGCTGCAGGAAACGCCTCTCTAATGTCCTTTAACGTGATGCCTTGCTCTTTGGGCTTGTATTTTACGCCATATTGTGTTTCTGGCTCTTTAGCAACTACTTTTTTGGGAGTTGGTTTCGCAACCGATTCTTTCTCGACTTCTATTTCAGTTAAGTCATTATCTCTTGCATATTTATGCATCTGTCGTGTTTTTGTTCCGGCATCAGCATCAGATAGTATTATGTCCTGCAGTTCGTTTGTGTCTATCTTTTTTTCGGTTTCCTCAGCAGGTTTGGTCTGCTTACCTTCTTTTGCCCATTCTTTGAATTCATCAACGGACATTTCAGCGACTTCACCAACCTTCCAACCTTTTTCATAGTTCTTTGAATATCCGGCTATTGCATCTTCTTTTGTATCAAAGCCTGCCATCACCTTATGTTCATCAAACTTACCAGTGCCTTGATCTATCTGATTAACCACAAATACTGTTGGAGCTTCCAAGTTCGGCCCCATGAATATGTCTATCTGATCACCGTCTTTATCTTCCGTGCGGTTGATATATCCATAATCATAGTGCATTTTTTGTTTCCACGTTTCACCATCATTATCAGTACCTTCACGGAAAGTATTGGCTTCATTCTCTACCGATATAGTAAGACCGTTCCAAGCGATTTTACGCTTTTTATAATTGCCGGCCTCTATTTGAGCATCGGTTGGCTTCGGATCAGTTATGTTTTTCTCTGCAGGTTTTTCTTTTATTACTTCAACTTCCTTTTTAGTTACTTCTTTATCCAATTTAGCAACTTCCTCAACTGGTTTAGTAACAACCTCTTCTGCTTTTTTAGTTATTTCTTTAGTTACTTGCGGTTCCTTTTTAGTTACTTCTTTGTCAGCAGGTTTTTCAGGCGTGACAATTTGCCCTGCTTTTTGGGTTTTATCAATTTTTCCAATTTCTTCACTACGCTCAGTCTCGGCTTGGAATAAATCAGGTGGAACATATTCACCCTCCACTTCATTAATTGCTGCTTGTAATATTTCTGCATGAGTAGGCTTTTCACCTTCACCAAACATGCTTTCTTGTTTTGGATCACCAATTTTATCAACTGCATCTATATAAGTATTAAATATATCCATAATCTTTTTAGCAGATCGTTTGTTTGTATCAAATACTCTTAATATATCTTTAGCCAATGGCGTAAGTTTTTCATCGAGAAGTGACGTTTGATTAATATACTCCTCTACTGGTGTTCCCTGTTCTCTCAAAAATGATAACTGTTCGGCTGCTTTAGCAATATCGTCAGTAATATCAAAGTCATATCGTTCCTCATTCTTTATCTGATTTTTAAGCATAGCAAATCTCGGAGCAAGAGCAACCATGCCATTTGTGATGTTCTTTACATTATCATCTGGACTCTCGGCCAATCTTCCTACTGCTGTCGGATCGCCAAATGCCGATGCAAAGATAGCATTTCTTATTCGATTGATGCCCTTCTGTGATATACTTCCATCTGCTGTTATATATTCACCTAATTCAGTAGTACCAATAATGTCGGTAAAAAATTTCCTTATAAAGTCCCTGTTCCTTGCTGTGTTTATTTCACCTGTTTCCCCGGGCTGGAATAGATTTAATGAGTTACTATTAGAAAGTGCCTTTGCGTCTGATTGAGCTTGTTCACCCGCGCTCATAGCAGCTACAGAAGGTTTATTAGCCTCGTTTACAAACTTATTTACATCAACTTCAGATGTTCTTTTCCTTGCAAGCACCGGATTTTTCATTGTTTTTAATGTTTCTGGATCAATTCCAAACTTTTCAGCATTATCAGTTATGTATTTCCGGTACATATCAGCTTTTTCAGGATCTTCTTCGTATAGTTTTTGTAATACTATGGTTCTAACATTCCCTGATTCAACAACTGCCGCGTCATCAATAGTTGGAGCACCATCAGAAACAAGAGCATTATCTCCAAGTCTTTCTGGATTAAATGTTTTAATTATTTTATTAACCTGTACTTCGGTAGCAACTTTACCCCTGTCTCGAGGCTGTTTCTCTTCCGGGTATGCTTTATTGACATTGAGGCGAGTATCGTGAGAAGCAGTTAGTTCATCTGCTTCATATACACCGTATTCAAAATCTATTCCTGTGCCTGATTCGGTTGTTGCTTTACCTGTTTTCCCAACTGCAATAGGTTTCTTAATCTTCGCTTCGGCTACTTTCTCTACTGCCGCGGCCTCCTTTTTTGCTTTTGCTTTTTCAATAACAGTTCTTGCACCTGCAACTCTGTCCTCCGGAGTAGCAGGGGGAATCTTTGTTGTTTTAGGCGCGACCTCTTGTAACGGTGTTTGTGATGTTTCAACAACTTGTTTATCAAAAACCTGTTCCGGAGTTGCTTTCCCTGTTCCCTTACCGACAACAACAACGCCTGGCTGAACAATTTTACCGTTTTTAGAAATTTGAGGCTCGATGATCCGTGTTATTTTCTTTTCACCTTCTGGCAAAGTCTCATCTTCAAGGAACATAGCGCTTACTGGCATATCCTCAACAAACGGTTGCCCTATCAGGTCATTTATTTCAAAACCATCTTCTTTAAGTTCGGCCTCTATTTTTACCAATTCCTTCTCGGCTGCTTCGTTATTCTCATTATCACCACTTTGAGAAATGAGTGTTCTCGTGTTTTGTACATAATTTAATCTCTCTTTAGGTGATGGAGATTTAGCTTTGCTTATGCCATATCCAATAGCACCCGGAACAGAGAAGGCCACAAGCTCAGATGATATTTGTGACAATGTAGGTAAACTGTACTCTTCTTCTCCAAATGTCGCATGTCCTAAGTCAGCTATACGCTCCTCAAACATTTCACCCCATGTTCCGTGGAAAGCAGTATTCTCAGCTAACTTTTTAATTTTATCTGATTTTATTTTAGGATTAACTTTGCTAAACGCTCTTGCTATTGCTGAAGTAAATGCGTTCTCAGGTATAAGTTTACCAGCTTGCTTAATATAACTGCCACCTTCTTTAAGCAATCCTCCACTATGTTCAGATACGGTATCGATCCAATTGTTTCTAATAGCTTTTGACGCGGCAAGTATAGGTGTTTCACCTCGTACAATACCTTCCATCGTTCCGATAGGTACTTTTAATGCGCCTGTACCAACTGTTTGTAAAGAAGCTCCGGCAATACCAGCAGCTACTTTCGCACCGGTTTTAACAACTTTCTTTTCGAGTAAATCCTTTGCTTTATCTTTTACAATAAACTCTACAGCTTCCTTTACAGCTTTTTGTCCTGCTTTTTTACCAACTGTGTAAAGACCTGCCGTAAGCATAAATTCACCTGCATAGGCTGGTATCATAGCAGCGATATCAAGTGTTTTATAGGCCCACGTTTTATCCTTTTCGGTTTTTCCTGAGAAATCACGAAGTATTTCCTTGTCTCGATCAGTTGCCGTACCATTTTTAAGTTTATGACCGGCTATCATAACTTCTGTTAAACCCTTTATTGTTTCACCATCATTAATAAAAGGAGCGAACTGTAAAGGATTATCCTTCATATCTCTCATTCTATCAAAAATATTTAATGGTGGCTCTTGTCTGATTCCATCATCTTCTATTTTCCCGGGAAGCCATTGGTCAGGTTCGCCTATCGGCAAACCTTTCCCTTTGTACTCGAGTACGTCAACAGGTTTTGTTACCTGCTCCGGAGTCGTTTCTTTCGGTTTCCTGCCAAAGAATTCATTAAGCTCTAGTTTAAGGGGGTCTTTAATTTCTTTTATTGGATCTTTCGGAGGGGGAGCAGATTCCATGCTGTATTTAGCAAAAGTATCAAGATCTCCCAAATTATACTTCCCACCGTGTTCTTTAGACACAGCACCGAAAAAAGTACCTCTCTTGAAAGGGTCTTGCATTAATCCTGCAAAAGTATCATAATCACCAATATTATGAGTACGAGAAACAACATCATGTACCAATTTTAATTTGCTTGGTTTCGGATTTTTAACAGTAGCAAAATCTTTATTATTCATCAAGTAGTCCCTTGATATCTATCATTCCGTTTTCACCAACGGTGACTTTTTCATTATATTCTTCATCGTCAATATACTTTTTCCAGTTATCAACTTCGTTCTGCAAGGCAGCGTCTAGTGCTTCCATTGTCTCTTTATCTACCTGTTTGCTGCTGGTAACACCTTTCTCGGCAAACACAAGCGCCGCGAATGGATTATCTTTCATTAAGCCTTCAAACATCTCGGGAGTCATTACTGGTGTACTTCTTAGCTTATTCAACTTCGCAAGTGCAGTACTATATTTATTCCGTGCTGTTGGCAAATCAACCTTTGTTTCCTTAGGAGGAGTCGGTGATTTTGCTCTCAAGTCTGCGCTTTCGCCTTCTGTTGCCAAATAGTTCCTTGCTTTTTCTCTTACAGCAGGATCACGGCTACTAAGATCATCCTCAGCTTCCGCTATATCAGCCAGTCTGCCTTTTACCGGGTCAATATCTCTTTGCAGTCCTTTATAATCTTCAAATTTGCCTTTAGCTCCAAATCGATCTGCTGCGGGAAGCGTTGAATCACCCATTCTGTTCCCATAATATGCAACTGAATCCGGAATCGAAACCTTACTGCCTAATCTGCTCTGCTCTCTTGAAGGGATTGCGTCAGTTATAAGTGAGTCCGCATGTGCCTGAGCACTTCCAGGCCACTTTAATCCCTGTTGCTGTCCATATTCTCCGCGAAGATAGCCCTGACTACCTATTCTTGCGCCAGCTCTTTCTTTTTCGGTAGCTGGAAGCTCTGCAGGAACAGGCTGTTGGCTCCTGTAATAATCCTCAATAAATTTTTGTTTCATTCTTCTTTCGGCTTGATCCATTTTGTCCTGCCTTTATTTAGTATACAGAATTTCCACCACCACCCATTAATTGCATTATTCTTTCATACTCTGAATTCAACTCATCGTCACTTTGGTACTGTTTCATGCCTAGATAATTTTGCCCACCAAGCATAGAACTCATTCCTGCACCTTTAAGCCCTCCACCCATAGCTCCCGTTGCGACATTGCCAATATCTTCTCCCATAGAGCCATAGAAATCAGATCGCCATGCGCGTTTTTTCTCTCTTGATATATCTTTTCCGGTAGAAAGTTTCTCTCTTGCATTTAGTTTTGACATTTCATTTTCAGTTTCAAGCCTTAATGACTCCTTGCCCATCGTTCTTTGCATATCACGGGTCGGAGCATCCATAAGTTTTGCGGCTGATATAGAGGCTCCACCCATGCCGCCAGTCATCCCTTTACTTGCCAGATAACCCCTGTTTTGAGCTGTACGTCTTGATGCAACGCCTCCAAGTTCGCTACCCATTCTTCCCATAAGGTTTCTTTTTACCTCTGGACTATAAATACCTGTTTCCGATAATCCTTTTAAGAACCTTCCTTGATAAGAATGCTCAAATTGCTTTGGCTTGTTTTTCTTTTTTGCATAATATTTTGATCCCATTTTTATCGCTGCTCCTCCAAGTGCAAGAGCTGTAAAAAGTGCCATCATACCCTCCTTATCTATAAAGCTAAGCTCGGTTGAAACGATTGTTCTAATCTATTGTTTTTTACTAAATTTTCTTTTGCTAGCAATAGTTGTAAATTGTCTAACGCCCAGCAACGTTTAAAATCTATGTGCTCCGGACTACTAAAATTAAACACTGAAATTGGTATTATGTGGTCTATGTGTAATTCTCCATTCATATAATCATCCCAAGTGTATCCTTCTGGCATAGTAAACTTTAAGTGTTCTTTTAACTGCTGAACATTGTACGGAACTAAATCTTCCCAGTGACGACCGTTTTTAGAATTACTTCCTGCTTTCAGCGAATCACGCATCCTACCACTCATCAAACCATTTAATCTGAACTGCAACTTTATTTTATTTCTTTGATATTCATCAATTTTATATTGTTTTATTTTATCCTTATTTTGTAATCCCCACTCTTTACTGTAAGCAATATATTGCTCCCTATGTTTCTTATAAGTTCTTTTCTTACTTGCAAGATATTTCTCTCTATTGGCATCTCGCCATTTTTTAGCCTTTATTCTACCTTTTTTCCTATTTTCCTCAATATTTTTATAATATGACTTTTTGGTAGCTTCCCTTCTTTTCTCTGGATTATTCTTTCTATATTCTCGACTATCTGAAAGTAATTTTTCCTTGTTGTGTTCATAATGTTTTTTTGCTTTAGCTTTGACTTTCTCTGGATTGTTCTCTCGATAATCACGTTGATAATCTCTTTCGCATTCACGACAATCAGAAGAACAATACTTCCCTTTCATCCTAAACTCGTTTAATGATTTTTCAGTATTACATCGTTTACATAATTTAGCTTGATTAATCAACATAAACCCTTTGTTTTCAACGATTTAGGTTAGTAACACCTATTCCCAAAGGCACAATATATTTTGCGTTTAATGCCTCTATTTGAGCATATGCTTCTTCTAATTTAACTTTTCTTCTTTCTAAAGTTTTGTTCGTTGTCCAAAGTTCGGCTTCCGCGAAATTGAGTATTATGTTATGATACAACGAATTCAACACAGGGTCAACATCAGTCGTCATTTCAACTGTTCTCTTCAAAATATAAACAGTTATATCGTTTGTTTCAGCAGCAGCCCCTCTTGTAATTATTTTGCCACCAAGCACCCAATATATTCTATTTGTTGTGTCACCGGTTATATACGTATTTTCGTACCTACGTAACCTACTAGGATGCACACGCTGAAAATATTCACCAGAGATATCATGCTGTACCATTAAAATACCTTCATTGTATTGTAACGGTACGTTACCTAAATCGCTAATATCTATTGCATTTGCTGTCATTGTGTTTGCTGAATCAACAGCTTGGAATTCTGCTAAATATTCAGGTCTCAATAAGTTGACAGTTGTTAGATGCGCATAATCCAATGCTTTCAGACACATTGTTGGAGTAAACTTATCACCTTCTGGATTTTCCATTCTTATTTGTAACTTACTTACTAAAGCATCACTAATATCCCCTGCCATAATCTATCTCCTTTATTTACCTGGTCCGACTTCGACAGGACGTTCATATTTTTCATTTAATATCTTTATTTGTCTCATCGCACTTTCCCAAGCAACAATATGCCTAGGAACTTCTTCACTGCTGGTCCATAACTCTGCTTCAGCCAATGTCACTATTAAATTATATAGTCCCCTGCTTAATTCAGGATCAACAGATGTTGTCATGGTAGTAGGTGTCCTGTAGAACGCTACAAGTATCTTGCTAGTTGTTGCTCCACCTTTTGTATAGATTTTTTCATCAAACGCCCACCATATAAAATTTGTTGCACCGCCAGCGATCCACGGGTTTTCTAATGATTTCTGTTCTTTGAGTGTGGTTTTCGCCATATAGTCATCGGTAGAATCATCTTGAACAGAAATGATAAAATCATCACTTCCTCCAAGTAATGTATATGTACCGCCAGTCAGAGCAGTAAAAGCAAGTGTATTCGCTGTTTGCGCTCTCGCAGTGTCAGCTTCTTCAAGTTGCCCTAAATATGCTTTGTTTATATTTCTACATACATATAATTGTGCAGTATTTAAAGCAGAAAATTTCATAGCTGAGCTGTAAGTATTTTCTTCAGTATCTTCTAGCCTTATTCCTAATCTTGTTACCATATCATCACTTATATCCCCTGCCATAATCTATCTCCTTTTATGATGTACTAAATCGTAATTTAAATTCCTTTACCCACCGACCTATATAGATTGTTTCATTGTGCGCCTCGTCATGTACTGGTAATGTTTTTGTCGCTATTGTACTTGTTTGAATTACTGAACCAGTTCCCCACGATGTAGGTGTTGTTCCACCAGAACATGTAAATTCCGTGCCTACGTTATTATTGGCAGCACCGATATTCGTCATGTCAAGTCCACCGCTATTCGCATGAATCCTGTACGTCTTGGCATCGACTAAATCACCCTCGCTAAACACTATATCAGAATAGACATTAAGAGCTATTGTTTCATCAGATTTATACCTAATAGTAAGATATTTTACTAATTCAGAACGCTTAAACGCTATTGGGAATGTTTTTGTATCAAATTGTATATCAACATCTTCTTCTGCTGAAAGAGTATATACTTTTTTATCAGTAGCGTCATAAGCCATAAGATCGGCTACTTCATCAAGTACCAATATTGAATCTTCGTTAAGTGTTATTGCAGTTTCTATTTCTCTCCATTGTTCGGTATCAATATTTAATGCCCATGTTTCGTCACCTGCAGCCAATGGGAATATGAAAATAATTTCACTTAAGTTTTGGTCGTACTGGCATCTTATCAATGCTTTTTCAGCATCAGTCATGCTTTCAAATGTATCTGTTATAGGTTCACTTATTCGCAAATTTTCTGTAGGTGTACTGTCCGTACCTGAGTAATTACTTGGTTTAATCTTATATATACCGTCATAGTAAGTTATGTACAAATCGCCAAGAACCGTTATATATCCATGCGGGGCTATGTTCCCAATGTTATGAGGAGATTCAATTGTTTTCCAAGTAGCAGGTGTTCCGGGGGCTATTGTAACATCGAGACGTACTATAGCTTGTTTCTTTAATATTACTGGATTTCCGAACACCTGCGCAAGCCCTGTTATTTCGCCACCTTCACGATCAGGAATATATCTCGCATTAGAGACAGGATTAACATCTGGCTGATAAAGCTCTGAGTAAGTTGCCCAATCTTCATGTACTTCACCCTTACCTCCGGGATCGAGAACAACATTCACCTGCCATAACCTACCACTTATCATCTCTGCAAATTTTCCATTAATTTTGATAGATACTTCTCCGGTTAGCGGAGGTTCGCCAGATGGAGTGGTCTCGAGAGTATCAAAAATTTCAGTATAAATAGTAGTTGTGCCAGTACTCAAATAAAGACCTTCAGAGGGCTTAGCTATATAATATGCAGAACCTGTTGGCTCTGAATTCATATCCGTAACATGAAGAGCTTTATTTATGTTATTATCAATAACCATTCTCTGTCCATAAGTATCTATAACACCTCCCGCTAATGAATAGAGAGTATATGCAGTAGGAATAATTATAGCAAGACTACCCCAATATGCTCCCCCGTCAGCGCTTGAAGCTACTGCAGAAGCAAACGAATCAGTACTATGATATAATGACCAATTCATATCCCATTCGTCAGCAGCACAAGTAAGACTAGTAAAAACAAAAACTGTTGATCCTGTTCCGTCAGCAGGAGTAGTTATGTCAGATTTGGCACTATCATCAATTATTAGTTGATAAGTAAGGGCATCGTCAAAATCGTATGAAGTCAATTCAGGTATGCAAACTCTATCGTCAGCGAAATGCGCGCCGGTTGCTTCTCCAGTTGCTCCTTGTGGAACACTTGCGGCTGGTCTCAATAAATCAACATATGTTAATAATTCATATGTACCATCCAACGAGGTTGACCTATAAACCTTCAGTCCTGTTATCCTAAAATTTGGTGTTATAGTTGCTGATTTTAAAATTATAGATATGTAATTAGCTTTATTTATTGCACTCACATCCCAATAATAAACAATATCAGATAATAAACTTTCTTGGTTTCCATCATACACATAGGAAAATCTATAATAATAATCAGTGCCTACCGTGCTTCCGCTACCTGTATATGCGAATTCATTTGCAAAATAAATATCAAAATCTGGCCTTTCTGGTGTAGCATCAAAATCATAGAATTTCGCAGTAGGGGTATAAATACCATCGAATAAAGTCCTGTTTATATACCCGATCCATATACCCTTTGATTCGTTTGTACCATCTGCTTTACTCACGTTACCGGGCAAAAACCGTATTGCCTGATTATAGGAAAATACAGGATTTTTTGCATTAGCATGATAATATGTTCCATCAATAGTAAAATCAGTAAGGTTATTCAGCGTATCCCAAGCAGAACCAGTTTCCTTATATCCATATAGAGTAACAACATACGTTGAATCGTTTACATAAACTCCTAGATATATCGAATCAGTATTCCCATCATTTGCGATATTATCATTTATATAAGTAACCATATTATCTAAAATCTGTGCTGTTACGCCAGCTATTTTTGCACCGAAACCATGAGTTTTAACCAACCTTCCATGATACGGTCTTAGATTCTTCAGCTCGGTAAGCATATTATCCGGTATATCTTCAACGTCACCATTCGTAAACACGCCAGAAAAATCTCTAATATCAATTATTGGCATATCGTTGTTGTCCGTTAATGTTATCCTATTTACGTTCAGATATTTGGTTGCCATTATCTATATCACCATCTTCGCCATACGTTATAGTTAATCGTTCAAAATACATAGGTGGCTCCGGTAGTGTTGCTGTTATTAAGAATGTTCCCGAAGCAGTTAACAACAAATCAGTTGGACTTGTTTTTAAAAAATCAAAGATATTCGCCATTATTTTTTCTTTTCTGTATATTTCTTAAGTTTATTATCAAGACTGTTATTTTCTTTGCGAAGATCATCATTTTGATTTGATAATTCAACAATTTCATTTATTTCAATAGACAATCTTATGCCATCAGCATTATAAGCGTTTGACTTAGAAAAACATTCATTCATTAATGCTTTTTTCTCTACAATTAATAATTCTACATTCTTGTTCATTCTTCTTTCTCCTTTTATATTATATTAACTAACACTTTGCACTAATCCATTAGTTACACTTACATACTCTCCGGATTCAATATAGAATCCTCCAGTGAGTCCAGATGGTGCATATTTCACATGGTGAGCAGATGCATTTGAAGCATGAGATGTATATGTGCTTGTTGCGAGTTTATTATTTAATTGATTTTGTATTGAACTTGATACATCATTCAAATATTCTAATTCTGTTTTGGTTATTGACGATGATGTTATTGTTGTAGCACTAGCTCCTGATATCATAACTCTATTCGCACTTAATGAATTAACGCCAGTACCACCTCTTGACGTACCCAATGTTCCCGATGTAATAGCACTAGCAGCGTGAACATGAGACTTTGCATGGTGAGCGTCATCATTAGTTGCATGAGCTGATATATCAACTCCATCAACGGTTGCTCCACCACCACTAAGTATTATATTGCCAGATAAAGTAAGTCCACCGCTACTGAGAGTTAAATTCCCACTATTTAAAGTAACACCATGAGAAAATGTCGATAATCCACCATCGGCTATTGTTAAACCTCTACCAGCATCTTCAAACAATTTAAGTGACTTGCTGTTTTTTGAACTTATTGTAAAATCAGCAGCAGCACCTCCATCTATACCACTTCCGGTAACTGTCAAGTCACCAACAATGGCTAAATCACCGTTATTGCCAAATATAAAAGCATTGGGGTCTGTATCAGGACCTATCCATAAAGCATTGACGGTATCAATACCATCCAATTGCATCTTCCAGTGTTTAACTGTATCGTAATCATCTACTCCGTTATATAGATAAAGTTGTCCACCCTCTCCTGCATTATCACCATATGCCTTAATTATGCCTTCTTGTGTTTTATCAACGCCTACATCTAAATTACCACCTGCAAAAGTACCATCTGTTCCGCTTACGGCTCCGGAGAATGTACCTGTTGTACCGCTTACTGCTCCGGAGAACGCACCTCCTACACCAACAATATTGCCTGTTACAGTCAAATCTCCTGTAATAGTTCGATTCCCAGTGTTCAGAAATGTTTGTAAATTTGCAATAGTAACTTTCTTTAAATCAGTGGGTGACGCAGTATCTTCAATTGCTAGTAAAGAACCTGCATCCACCGCACCTATCGCATCTAAATCATGTACATATTCATTTGCCATTAATCAAGACCTGCCTGCGTTTGTTCTATTATTATCTGTTTGTTATTCATTACATTTATAGACATAAGTGAATTTTTAAGCGCTGCTTGCGACATATCTGGTTTTTGCATATAGTTGTATGCTAAAGATGCCGTATATTCAACTATTATTTCAAGTACCGGTTGGCTAAATGCTGTTGGCGTACCAGATCCATCAACATGAGTTGTTGGAGTTGACATATAATAAATTTTAATCGATGTCGTTGAGGCCGTATATGGCTCAACATAAACATTTTCGCCCCTGAAATAACATATCGGCTCAGTAGCGGCGAACACATAATCGTTATTAACCATCTTTTTGTATTCATCGAAAGTTTTTCTGACACAGTATTTACCACCAACCAATAATACTTCATCAACGCTTTCAGCCCCATTATATGCTGCAGCAGTCAACGAGCCTAAAGCATAAGCTCCAGATGCATCTACTGTTACAGTTTGATTCTTATCGAGTATATCAAGGTTTTTCCTGTCAAGTAAACCAACTACGTCAAGCTGGCCCCTATTGAGAAGAGCTGTTAATAACGGTCTTGCTGCATTTAAAACTTCTTTTTCTTCACTTGCAAATTTATCTATATATAATTCAACCAAGTCAACCATTTGTGCAGTTGTATAATAAGCAGCCATCATCTACCCCTTCCGGTATCGGGTACAAATTGTGCCGAAGCATATGTGGCATCGAAAGACTTTACCGTTTCTTTAAAATTTTCAGCTTGCGAAATTAATAGGTTTATCTGCGTTACGCTCATTTTGCTTTCGCGCATGTATTCCGGGATAAGTAATACAGCCAAGTTATATTTCAATGCAAGAAACCATTCCTGCGGGAAATCTGCCGTATCACCAAATGCACTGAATATTTCAATAGGATACTTTGCCGTGAACACTACCCTGTTTTCAACATCATTTGTCGTTTGCCACAAATACATAACGGCATTTACCAACTGAGGATCGTAATACATTATGTTTGGGGTCCCGGTAGAAGTCTTATCGCTCAACTGCATATATTCTACTCTCGAGACTATTTCGAGTATATTGTCAACATCCTGACTATTGCGTAGTCTTGCTTCGATTATCTCCATAGGTCTTTGACACTTCGTTGTATAATTTGCCACATATTGATTTTCAGAAGTGTCGCCGGTGAGAGCAGTGGTAAGAGTTACAACATTTGAAGCAGGATCACCATCAACAGTTGTCCATTGGAAAAGTCCGGTATCAAGTTCAATTCCGATATAATCGCCATCTGTAATGTCATCATCGTCATCAACCGTTATTGTAGAGTCGCCAGAATCAGAATCCGCAGCAAGCTTAGTGCTGTATGGGGCCAAGGTGGCATTATCACCAGACGGGCCTATACTGTAACTCGCTACAGCCTTTTGCATAAATAGTGTGATATCTCTCTTTTTCCACATGGCAATACCTTCTGCCTGCCATGCACTCATCATCATATTAAGCGTTTCAACTGCATCAAGACTAGCATCAGCCGGCATAGCACCATGCTCTCTATTATACCCTAACAGCCGGAACGCTCCGTTTATAATTGCATTTCTGCTTGCAGAAAACACAAAATCTCCTGAACTCATAGTCAACTCCTATTATAAATCGCTTGCCGTAACTCTTCCAAGTGAAGATGCAAAGTAAACTGTATTGCCGGAAGATGCTGCGCCTATTAAGCCAATAGTTATCGTTACTACTGCACCAGCAGGAGAACCGTTTACTGTTGTCCATACCCGTGCGCCATCATCTGTGACAACTGCTATATAATCACCATCAGTAATACCGGTAGCTGAAGCCACGGTTATAGTTAAATCTCCGTTTGCCGCGGCGGCGGCTAGTGTTGTTGAACTTGGGTCTGATAGGTAATCAGTAGAATCAGGCCGTGCGCCTAAAACAGCGGTATGCTCTTTGACTGGCCTAATTGAGAGCTGTTGGTGACGAGGCTCCAAACATGTATCGGCACATACTTTCTGTTTCTTCCAATTTTCTCTTATCTCGCTTCTACGCCTTTGAAACCCACAAATATCACAAATAAACCAGGGATCACCCGGAATATATTTAGTGTTTTTTGGCATTTTTGCCCTATTTTACATTGCTAGACTTGGTTGAAATGATTGTTCGAGCTTATCTTGTTTTATTCTGTTTTCTTTAGCCCACATTGGTTGCAAGTTGTCTAATGTCCAACATCGTTTAAAATCTATGTGCTCCGGACTACTAAAATTAAACACTGAAATTGGTATTATATGGTCAATGTGCCAGTCTCCATAGTTATCCCAGCTCATACCTTCAGCAAATTGTTTTTCAAGGTGCATTCGTAAATCAGAGATAGTATAACCCACTAAATCCTCCCAGTGTCTACCATTTTTAGAACCGTTATTTCTTTTTAATGAGCGAGTCAATACTGCCCTTATTGTATTATTTAACCGATATTGCAAATTATTTTTATTTTTGTCTCGCATTCTTTTTCTTTTAGCCTTAATTTTTTCTGGGTTATTCTTTTCCCATTTTTTTATTGTTGCTTTCATTTTTTTACTATTATTTATACGCCAATTCCTAGCTGCCGCGCGCGATATTTCTGGGTTGTTCTTTCTATATTCTCGCGAACGTATTTTGTCATGTTCTCTCATGCATATAAAACATGTATGCCTATGGCCAAAGGGATGTTTGCTGAACTCTTCCAATGGTTTTTCTTCGCCACATTTCTTACATAATCTTAATGTAGACATAGTATTCTCTTTTAATATTGTGGAGGAAAGGGTCTTATTCTGCGGATGTTTTTCTAGCTCTTATGCTTATTCATATTGTATTCACACTCATCTGTTCGCCGCAGTAACTATATTCCAAACAATAGTGCCTGCTTCAAAATCCGTTATTTCTAAGCGACATGCCCTAAAAGGACCGGCTGAAACTGAATTTGAATTTACAGTTTTAGGACCGAGATCAGAAAACCATATCGCGGCTGCCTCGAGAAATCCTACTGCAAATATGTCAGAAAGTGTGTACTTGAATTCATATGTTAAATTTTTATCAGAGGACAACTCTACTGAATAACTTATATTGTCAGCATAACTATTAACCGGAACAATCTGTGAATCGAATTCGCCATCTGTTCCTATTGTAATAGCACCTGTCGCAGCACCATCGGTTGTTATTGAAGTAACTGTCTTATAATTATTTACGCTACTTACAACACCAGCATTTGGCCCAGCAAGTGCCTCTGTTATTACTCGATCTTGCCGATCAGTACCTACGATAGTAAACGTGTCGCCGCTTTCATTACTACCTCCTGTAATCGCTACATGTCTTGCAATATCTGGCAAGCCAACACCACTTGTACATAAATCTCCGCCAAGTGTCAAAGCTCCAGCTACACTCGGCGTTACTGTTGTTACATAACCATCGGCATCAAGAGCATCGGCGGTTAATTCTATTATTTTTGGTCGCATATCATATCCTCATTACTTTAAATTGCTAAACTTTGTTGAAAGGATTGTTCGAGTTTATTGCTTTTAACTAAATTTTCTTTTGCCGGCAATAATTGTAGATTATCTAAATCCCAACATTTCTGAAAATCTATGTTGCTTGCATCGTTGAAATTAAATACGCTTATTGGTATTATATGATCGATGTGCAATTTTCCGTCCAAATAGTCCTGCCAATCATAACCATATGGTAGCGTTGATTCGAGATGTAGTTTCAAGCATTCCACAGTATATCCAACCAAATCTTCCCAATGACGGCCATTTTTTGAACCTTTGTTTTTCTTTAGTGAGTCATATATACTTGTACTTATTGATTTATTTAAACAAAACTTTAGATTTAATTTCTTTTTAATATAACTTTTGTTCCAACTTTCTTTTGCCTTGTCTGGATTATTTTCTCTCCATCTTAGATTTATAATTCTCATTTTTTCTAAATTATTTTTGCACCAATCACGGCTTTTGCTTCTTGATTTTTCTAAATTGTTACTTCTCCATCTTAAAGCATAAATTCGTGTTTTTTCTTTATTATTTTGTCGTTAATGTCATTAATTTTGTCATAAAGATCAGAAATATCAATGTCAGGTAAATCAATATGACCCCATATTCTATGACCATCTT